CCGTCAGCGCGTTGCGCCCGGTGCCGCCGGAGGGCACTTCGAGCGGGGTGTCTAGGGTCAGCGCCCCCTGCACGTTCAGATCGCCCGCCAGATCGACGGACGCATCCGTCTCGGCGACGAACTCGCGGTACTCCGCGGCGACGACACGCATCTCGATCAGGTCGCCGGTGAACCATGCCTGCACCGAGGTGCCATCCTGCGCGCGGTTGACGGTCAGGGACGTGCCGCCGGCGCTGTGCGCGGTGACTTCGACGATCTCGATCACCCCAGTCGTGGGGACCTTCTCGAGCGTCACGAAGAACGAGTCGGCGCCGGTGATCTCCGGGAACGCGCTGCCGTTGGTGATGGTGATCGTCTGCGCAGCCAGCGAGGCCGCGAGGTTGCCGGCCAGCGTCGTCGCCGCGTTATTCGCAAAGAGGCGGGCCATCAGGCGAATCCTCCATTGAGCTCGACCATCAGCGACTGGCCGGAGTACGTGCGGTCGTAGTCGATCCGGGCCTCGCGCATCAGGCGCGTGTACTCGGTGCCGTGGAACACGGCCGCCGTCGGGTCGCTCCACGGCTTCCTCGCCATGGACATGAGCATGTACATCGCACCGTGAGCAATCGCTGCCCGGTAACGGGTGAAGATGTCGTCGTCGATCACGGCGGCGTCGCGCGTCGGGCGCAGAACCAGCCGCATGGTGAAATCGTAGGTGTCATCCGGGTCCGGGTACAGCGTGACCACGTTGACCGTCCGGGGGGTGAAGTACTGCGGCGCACCGGTCGCCGCCTCGGCCAGCGCCAGCTCCGAAATCTTGAGCAACTTCAGCTCCTTCTGGTCAGCGCCGATCTCAGGCTCTGCCTTCACCCACAGCAGCGCGATGGCCTCGGAGTCTTCCGGTGGCACGGCGGTGTAGCTGGTCTCCACCGTGGGGGAGATGACGGTCGTGCCGGCGTAGTCAGACTGCCACACCCACGTGCGCGAGCAGAAGTCGATGGCCGCGTCGCGGATCTTGTGCAGCGCGAAGTCGTGGGCGAGCCCGGGGCACTCGGGCAGCACGTCCTTGTACAGCTCGGTGAGCGCGGTGCCGGTGGCAGTGTTGAGGATGGTGGGCATGGGCGATCCTAGCTATTCGGGAAAGCGGCGGTGGGCGGAGTGAAGTTGGCCGTGTATCGCGCGACACCTTTGGTGATGCGAACTTCGTCTATGTGGCCGTCGAAGCAGTCTTCTTGCCGGTCCGCTTTATCTCGCCCGATGATTAACGGCTCCGTCGTCGCCATCAGCAGCACGACGTTGGCGAAGAAGGGGTCCGTTTCCGGTGGCCGGCGTCGCCCCATCATTGCCAGGATTGCCCGACTCATGCCGGCACCTTCACGTCTTGAGCGATCAGGACGACCGACCAAGCACCATTCCAGACGAGTCCGACGAGGTCGGTCCCAGTCACGCTCCACGCCGGTTCTACCCCGCCTTCGAACTGCGTCCCAGCCGGCCACGTAATAGTGAATGCTCCAGCGTTCGTCAGGGAAAGCAGGTAGTCGCCAAAGTCGGCGTTGATCGATTGAAGCCGAAGAGTTGTTGCCGCGTCAATAGTGATTGAAATTGTTGGAACTTCATCGCTGAATGACAAACGATAGATGTTCGTGCCTTCAGAAACAGGTTCACCAGATCGAAACCTATAGTGATCCCACACCACAATTCCATCTGCGCCATTGAAAGATGGCTGGTACTTCTGCGCCCCCTCGGCTGCCGGGGTAGTGAACGCCCACGGAATACCGGCTACGTTGGTAGTCTTCTCGGTGTCATAGAACACCGCAGACTCATGCAGATAGAACTCAGCACTCCCCTGCTTGTTTCCTGCAATCGCCAGCGCACCAGTCCCTGATCCGTCAAGCATGTCACTGACCGCATTGACGCTCGACCCTTCTCCTGAAATTCCAAGGACAAGAGTGAAAGCGCTACGGTTTGCGCGATTGCCCGTTACCCTAATTCGAGAGTCGGCCGGGAACGTCAAAGGGTCTGCATAGACAGGGACGCAAGAACCGATGCGGTTCTGAGCGAAGCGACCGAATCCAGAATTGCCAACCCACTCCCCGCCGGTGCCGTTTGCCGCCGCTGGGGCCACATACTTAGACGAACCGGAGCCTTGAGGGGTCCAGTTCGGAACCTCTACCTCAACGACAAGATGATCTTCTCCATTCTGCCCGAGAATGTATTTGGGGTTCTTGACCCAAGCCCCATAGGGTCCGTAGGTTACGTATGAGCCAGACAGAGCAACCGCATACCATATTTCGGTGATTCCTGTTTCCGGGCCGGTCGTGACCTCGATCCACTTCGACAGGCCGGGGGAAAGCCCGGCAATGTAGGCGTCCATCGCAGTGTAGTCGGCGACCGTGGCATCAGGAACAATTCCGTGTCCCGGTAGAGTGATCAGGGTGTGCGTAACCTCGGCAGTACCGCCGCCCGACCCCGATGCGAGAGACACCGTCTTCGTCTTGATGACGGAGCCCACCTGCGCGCGGATGTCATACGTCCCGGCGGCAGTCCAGAAGGAGTAGGTGCCGTCGGCATCGGTGGTCATCGGGTTGGTCTTCGGCGTGATGCCGTCATCGGAGTAGATCGTGACGAGGTCCGTGGTGCCGGTGTCGTAAATCGTGACGGTCGCGCCGGCGACGACGTCGCCATCTCGCTGCTGTACTACGTCTTCGTATGGAATCATGCGGCCCCCACAAGTGCGGCTTTGAACTCGGTCAGCAGCGCCGCCGCGCGCCCATCCACGGAATACTCGTCGTCGCGCAACTCGGCGCGCGCAGCGATGTAGTTGGACACCACGGGCTCGTACTGCGGCGGAAGCGGGAAGGTGTCGGTTGCCAGCAGGGCGCTCGGCGTGCTGCCGATGCCGGCGAAGTTGAGGTCCGGGCGGATCCGGAACGCGGTGAAGAGCGCGAAGTTCGCGATGGTGAGAAGCTGGGCCGCGGTATACCGGGTGGCCGCCGCGTCCTGCAGGATCACCCGGGCTTCGTCAATGACGCTTTGAACAGTGGCCATCGAATAGCCCTCCAGAAATGTCGCCGCCAACTGGGCGAAGTATAGATCATCCCGAGGCTTCGGAGGTAGCGCACGTCGCCCATCACCGCCTCAGAAACGCTGCGTTCTTCTGCTCGGACCCGTGCGACGAGCCAAGCCAGAAGTTGACCACGGCGGCGAACGCCGCGCCCAGCGCACCCAGCATGATCAGGATCGGCTCCGAGTTCGCGATCTTGTCGTCGTACAGCATCCAGCCCAGCACGCCGAAGAACCCGAAGGTGATGAACGTCGAGAGGATCGCCGGATACCGGGACCTCGTCGTCGCCTGCATCTGCCGGGCGTCCTTGGTGTTCTCGAGGTGGATCTTCATCACGTCGAGGTTGTTCGTCTTGCAGAACTTCTCGAACTCGATCTCGGCGTCCTTGACCTGAACGATCTGCTCCGGCGTCAGCTTGCCGTTGTTCAGGACCGCGGTCACCGCCTCGATGGTCTTCTCCTTGACCCCTAACTTGTCGGCAAGGAAGGCGGCCGCGGCGCCGCCGAGCGGGCCGCCGAGGGCGGTCCCGACGAGGGGGGCTACCCCCTTGATCACGTCGCGCAGGTCCATCAGACGACCCCCCAATCCTCGGCGAGCACGTCCGTCTGCGATGCCAACCATGGAACTACCTTATCGTCGGCAGTCTTCATGTCGATATGCGGGCAGTAGTTGATCGTCGTCCCCTCGGGGTAGATTCCAAGTAGCGGCGGTCGGTTCACTTGGAACGTCGAGCCGGGGACGAGGAAAAGGAACATCCCCTTGCCGTTCCATCCGGCGCGCGACACCTTGCCGCCGGCCTTGAGCGCTTCCAGTGCTTGTCCGAAATTCATACCAACCCCCTCAAGTAGAAAGTCTTGCCGCTGGCGTCCTTCTTGGCAGTCAGGAGCTCACGGCGGGGCTCCTCTAGGCCGAACGGGATGGAAACGTGACACCAGCGCCCGAACTCGTTGATGCATTGGTTGAACCGCAGCACCGGCGAGATGTTCACAACCAGCAGACACACATCCAGCGTCTGGAGCCCCGGGATGATGATGTCAGCCGCGCGACCGTCGCAGTGCTCGGAGTTCTGCGAACCGCCTACCGCCTTGTTTACCGCCTGCGAGCGGAACCCGGAGAGGACGACCACAGGTTTGCCGGTGAACGCGCGCAACGGCTCGAGAATCTCTACGCACAACCTCTCGAGATTGGCCAACGCCCGCGGCAAAGGGTCGTTTCGGATTCCGTTCCGTACCGCGTACTCCGACACGGTCAGTTCATCGAGAGTGAAATGCGGGCTGAGATTCACGACTTGTCCGTCCTTCTCGTGTGGTCGGGTGGAGGCGCCGAGTGGTGCTTGCGCTTGAACATCGTGAGGTCGGGGCCGCAGATGCCGTTCGGCCGACGGGCGAAGTTGGTCGGCACCGGATACGGCCCGACGTGGCAGAAGGCGTCCATCACGCCGCCGGCGTGACGGCACTCATGGCAGGCTGCCATGGCTACTCCGGAGGAAAAACCTTGTGGAACGCATAGGCGCACCCCGCAACCACCGCCGCAAGAATGACGAAGTCAATCGCGCTCGGCATACTCTTCTCCCGGAACCGGGCCGACTCCATACCGCGGCTCCCACAACTTTCCTTCTGGGCCGCACTCGCTCCGTGTGTCGCGCACGCTGTTGGTAGGTCGGACCGTTGGGGTCACACGGCACAACCAC